TCCATGTCCAAAGCCCACGTGAACTCGCGCCGAAACGCAAGAAAACATGGGTTCCGGTGGCTGCATGTATCCCAGGAAAATCCTCATGGATACCGACACGCCAGGTAGAGTACCTAGCGCGTCGGTTATGTGAGACTTTTACTCACTAAAAACCAAATACATGCTAGGTATCCGCTTTCTATAAAAGCGGCAAATACTATTTGATTACCCAGTTAATATTCTGGGGAGGAAATCCATCCTCGGTCGGGTCATTTACGACCATTTCGAACTCTAACATAAACATTTTTTTTTAATTTTTATTTTTTTTTTTATTTACGTTATGTTAAAATTCTACACGCGTCCACACTACGGATCCTGGCCAAGGCTGTCGTCCGGTCGAGAGAGCGTGCTATCCCACTTTTATAGACTGCAGATGTCTTAATGGGTCCATTGCGTAGTACCCTTCACGCGGCGAATTCTTGCTGCGGGAGCCGACCCGCAAGTGCCACTTTTTCTAAAAAAAAGTGATAAAAATTAAGTAAGACGGAGCGTATAAGGATAAGCTCCAACCCATCGCATGAACGAAAAATCGTCGGCTGCAGCCATGCTCTCCAAAACCCACCCAGTCGCTTCATATTGTTTCTCTAGAGTGACAATATAGTTACGCGAATTGTTGGGGTCTGTTGCTGAAACGTTATAATACGGATCAGAATTGAAAGCCCATGCGAAGAGATTGTTAGAGTAATAAGGTATTTCCACCTCGTATCCCGAATTGACCGTCGACATAAATGTTACAGTGCCGTCAACGTGACGACCGGCTTCATAACCAAAACCTGTTGCTGTAAAAGCAGCAGTTGTGCTCGAATTTTTCAATAAACTCACCGAACACCGGTTCTCAGCGACGAAAGGAACCGCAGAATTAAGATCTGCGCCCTTATATTGTCCCCAATAATACCTGTGTCTGAGTCCTCCTCGCTGAGCCATAAACGCCCACTTGAGGTAATTATACAAATTGAACACTGGTTCGCCTAACAGCGTATCACCGTAAAAGGTCCCCGGATAAACCGGGTATGTGACCCTAACTGCGGCTACAGTCTGTTCCCATTCAATGAATTTTCCCATCATATACCTCTTAAGCAATGCTCGAAAGGAAAGTGGTTGTTCACCAAAACAATCTTCAGATATGTGATCGTTGGGAAGTAAACTCTCATTCATCTTCAACAAAGTAGATGGCTGATTGTTAATACTACTCTCCGTCACAACATAAGGATTATTATCAATAGGAAGAAACTGATCTGTTAACCGATTGAAAGCCATATCATCTGATTTAACAAACACATTAATCTCAATGTCACTGCCATCAGGTGATTGCAGTTGTGTAAATGGGACAGCATAGATAACTCCATTGCAGGTATCGAAAAATTCCGTAGTAGGAATAAATTGAGAACCCACACTGTTAGTCATAGATGCGTCCGTAATGTTACGACACCAGGGCTTGGGAAAATTCCAATCAACCACAAATTCGATAGATTGAGCCTCTTGAAGGTCAACAATCTTAACATACTGTTTATTCAACTTAGTGTTGAGAGTAATGAGATCGAATTGTCTCTGATTGGGTTCATAAACGAACATAATTTTCCCCCTATGAAAGTTGGAGACAACCATATCGAATCGATAAGTTATCGATCCCCGCCAATTAGCGAACGGTGTTGCCGCGAATGACAACGCCGTAGGCATGACGGTATCGTTATCTCCAATAGTCCGGGTGACATTGGCCCGAGGCGTTACCGCCGCGGCCCATAGAACATCTGTAGACACTACCGAATCAGCTGACCACGTGAAAGTATCAAAGTAACTTTCCTTGCCAGCGATATGAGAAATGCACATTTCGTCTTGAGTCATAGCGACTGCTCTAGGATCAACTGTCAACTCTTGTTTAGGATCTAATGTAATCTTTTTCCCCGTATCCATCCCAATGGTGTGAGCACCATTCTGAAATGGATCGGGTCGATTCCGTATCGGATGCGCTATCATTGTGGGGTATGACCACCCAAAAATTGATGCTACACCTTTTAAAGCCGTAAGGGCCATGGTGCTAGCACGAGCGTACATCGACAAAAACGGAACGTTCTGCAGTGCAGAAGAAACCGATAAAGCACTAGATGCGAACTTCTCGACAGGACCCGTCTGACGCTCATCACTTTCAGTGACGATCGACATCTGGGTTGCCGTGGTTCCATGCAATTCCACATTAGTGGCATACACGTATACGTACAAAAACACTTCTGTAGCTCCTTCAGTGACAGACTTTATCTGGTTCAAAGTTGAAATGAACACAGAGCCCAATTCGTGAAAATCATCGAACGGGGTGACTGCAGACTGAACAAGAGCAGAATTGTTATATAAACGTCCCACAGGCTGTGGGGCAACATACGGTATATGCATGTCAAGAGGTGCATTCTCACGCACATCCATAGTCAACGTTCCAGGCGCCTGAGAAAAATATTTCAGCCGCTCCGAACGAAAAGTAGGACCAAAACTAGGAAAAATTTGGTTCACTTCAGGATATGGTTCGTACGCACAGATGACCCTTCCATAATGAAATGGAGTTCCAGATAACATGTATCTGACATTAAGATCACATTTCATGAATGGGTAATTACGAAGCTTAGACCTAACAGTCGGATTCGCTAAGTAAAGATCCCATACATCTAAGCGTATATCTATGTCAGAATTCAATGTCAACTGCAACGCAGCAATCTGTACAGGTCTACCGAAAAACCCTTTTATTTCAAGGTCCCCGCTAGTTGTACGATCAGTAGAAACTCCAACAACTGTATAATCAGGAGCATCTCCATCCACTTGCTCAACATTTTGACCTGATGAAACCGTAGCCGAATCAACAGTTCCAGTAGTCATCACAGAGATATCACTCTGGGTAACCACATGAAAATTGTGTCTTCGCCTAACGATTTCCTTCTTAATCACATTGATGGTAGCATCAATTGAATCAACAAGTGCCCAAGCGTCAGTATATATATCGACTCTCCGGCGAAAATCATCATTGGTCAAATAGTTGGAAGAGGTTACCAAATCAAAGGGGGAAATGTCCTCAAAATATGACAATTCCTCTTTCATTTCGGTAAGAGTTTTATTCCTCATTGCTTCTACGTCTTCTAGTAATTTAAAAATGGGTTTGTTCGATCATTAAGTTTCTTGTTGTCCGGGGTGAAATCGGGTGCTCGATCTAAAGCATTCCGCAAATACCCCTACCATTACGACTAGCTCCAGTTAGAGACGTCTCCGAGGTCTATGGTTGACTCTCGTGATAGCTCCAGCTGGGACATTTCTTCCCCCCTTAATGTCATTGCACTGGGGCATAAATTGTTTGCGATCTTGTTCCACGTCGGCAGGTCGACATCATAACAGTTAAGACCTTCCTTCACGGCAGTATCCATTCTGTTGCGAATCTCGATAAACGTATCGTGATCTGTCCACATGAAAATCTCATATAAAGCAGAAGAACAACACGCCACCAATTGGTCAGCGCGAGTCACAAAATCTGAAGTTTCGGTCCACGTCAACATCTTGTAGATAGAATCAGGGTCCAACACGGCAAATATACAGCCGTATGCACTTTTCCTGAAAGTTCTCTTCAAGAAAGATAACTTATCGACCTCAAGAAAGGGAATGACAACCTCACCCTTATCGGATGTGGTGAAATCCATTCCATAAACTTCTTTGCAAAAGCGTGAGTAAACGCAACAATTGAAAAAAGGCTTTATACCTGTTTGCACTACTCCAACAACATCATCTCCATATGTACGAATGAACGTCTTATCAAAGAAATCGTCCATAGTCAATTGAGGATGAGACTCAAAAAAGTAAAGCATCAAGATCACATTACGAATGCAGTTGAACTCTGCTGTGCCGTATGAACCACTGGTCATCAAACCAGGGACTCCCATGATATCACCATTAACCTCAACATAAGGATAAAGGTTATCAGACAATACGCCAGACAACAAATTCAACGCAGACTGATTGTAACCCAGCTGCTCGCAAACACGATACACAACCGACGATGCTGCATGCCCGATCTCAAACGGCATGGAGGTGTCAAAACCTCCATAATCACCCTCGAAACCGCACACCTCATCACCGTCGGCAAATTCTTTCAACGCATTGTAAAAATTCTCACCTTGTGAGAACATATCGATTCCAACAGCACATCTAAACGTGTCATTGTGTTCGACCATCAATGTGAAGAAAGGAGCTAAAGCCATTCGCGACACTATGAGCAAGTCAATAGGCGATGGAAAAAACATCCTAGTTTTTCCCGCAATCACCTTCTCAACAACCCGCGGCTCATCTTTAAGCTTTGCACCGAAGATAGATACTGAACTCACTTTCTCCTCCACAAATTCTTCAAGACGTTTATGCAGAATTTTACGTAGCTCAGCAGTCGGCTCCCTAATGAGAACACCATCATCCTCTAATGATATGGGCAAATGTTTAAATTTTTTCCCCAAGAAAGGATATCCAGACCCAGTTTTGACGTTAATTCTACGAATATATTCGTCATCTTTGGCTCCGTTAATCGCTTCCTCCAATATCAAAGGAGTAATCTTAGTGTCCCGTAATTCTGTAACGATATGATCGACAAATTTTCTCACAACACGTTCCATTATCACGGGATCCAACGACTTCTTCACTGTATTCAGCTTCTTAAGATTCACGGTAAAAGGATTCACAAATTCCTTGGAAACTCCCTTACGAACGGGTTTAAGCAAAGGCGGACAAAAAGTCTTAGTTCGCGGTTTCCCCATAGGTTCAAGGATATGATCCACGGAACTAGCAATCTCAGATACGTGCAATCGTGACCTGTTCTCCATAATAACCGTTCGCTCATCTGATCCCAGATACTCAACATTGTGCAAATTCTCAAAATTAAATGGACTGCGGTCATGTGTTTTACCATAACTAACAAATTCATTAGATTGAGAAACAACTGGCATCATAACAGTGCTCGACAGACTCTTTAGATATGCAGCGTCGACCATAGACTTGGTGACCCTGGATCCAAAAGCTCGGGCTCGCGTAGTATCGCCAGCATAATGCAAACCAACTATGGCCGCAGTGCTGCCGAAAGACGCAACTATAACGCTGCCACACGCACCCTTGTGGTGTCCATCCCAATTATACTCAAGAGGATTATCCACACGAATAGGTCCATGTATAGCATCGTTAGCTGTCATTTCACTCAAATGCATGTGCTTAATAGCAACTGCATCTCCCCCAATAACACCAGTAGTGTTCTTGAACGAGTGATCAGTGAAATGCTTAGTAATGTCAGTAAATTGCATTTGAGATACGGGTATCATCACAATGTCGCCTCCAACCGGAATAGCTTGCTCAGCATATCCAGTAGTTTCGCGATAATTGTCGACGTTGGATCGGACACCTGACATATTGACTTTCAAAACATATTTCCCTCCCTTCGGGAGCGAATGTTTGTTAATCAATGCCATGTTGCCCTTAACCCCGAGAATTTGCGTCCCGCGGTCAACGTCTCCAACTATGACTCGTGTAATCCTGCTATTTCTTAGCACTGCCGACTCCAAGGTCTTGGCGTCGCCAGTGTGAACAATTGGTTCTTTCACGGTTTTCACCACCCACGCGTCGGGAATTTTCCCTTTGCGTCGCTGGTGGGCACGTTCAGCTCCAACTCGTTCTTCAATTGCATTGATCACATCATCAGCGTCAGCCGGAACGATAAACTGAGTGTTACCCTGAGATCTCACTTTGTTATATCGTCCCGCCCGGACATCACGGAGAATCATGGCTTTTTGTTCGTTGGTCAACTGCTCATACTCTGGGTTCTTAGATCGCGCTTCCCTCTCAATGGAGGCAGGCGAATTTCTGAATCCATCCCAAACACAAGCAGCAAACTTCAACGCTGCAGCAGTAGAAATAAGCGCTCCAACACCAACGCCCGCATACACGAGCACAGTGTCAGACCACAAAGTACCAAGTAGGTAAGATTTATTCGAAGCAATATGTTCCGAAACATTCTTACGCATACTCTCCACCGATACATGGCCTTTAATGACTGGTACCACGTTTGATCTAATGATTAAAGTTAACAGACATCCAATACAGAAGCCTGGAAAACTACCAAACAAAAAGCCAAACATCAACAGATAGCAGCCAACAAAAAAGACAGCCCAATCAATTATCCACGAAAACGTTTCATCTACGGCCGTTGCTGGTACAAACCACAACAAAAACCAAAGCGTATAGAAAATCACCAAATTAAACGCACCATACAAAGAATGCGTGGCGTAATTGGCAACAGCTTGCAGCTGCACAAACATAGAAATCTTACGCGCGGAAATACCGTCGACGAACGCAGGTTGTTGTTGACATACTCTCTCGTACGTCAAAACCTTCATTAACTTTCGCCGGATCTTCTCACGTGGATCATCTTGTTCCTGCTCACTCTCATCTGTTTCAATCTTCTCACCCACTTTAGTGACAACCACTATGTTATCTACCTTCACTTCCTCCGCGGCCTGAGTGATGACATAAGGATCTCCTTTTTCATCATACAGCCCAACCGAAGGATCAGGTTTAACAGATTTGTACATATGTCCAGCCAAATGTGATACACTCTCTTCACGAGCGTTATCACTATCCTCAGGAAACACCCAATTCACTGTTCCGGTGTTCTCCGGTTCCTCTTCTTTAAGGGGAGTTCCATCGAACATAACTTCCTTCACAGTTCTCTCGCGCGTTCCATACTTAACATCGACATCAGAATCTTTCAAGCCAACAATTCTTGCCTGAGTAGCCATATGAGCCACAAAGTAATCGAACAAGATGTTATAAACATCATCTATCTTCGCACCTTGCGCCAAATACTCTCTCTGGGTATCCCTATTATTGAGCTGTTGCTCAATATAGATATCAGTAACAAACTTATCCATAAGCCTGACGCTGGGATCGCCCTTAGAAGGGTCAATTCCACAGCCAACAGCCTTACGAAAATCTTCCATAACTCTAGGAGCCACGAAAAGAATTCGTCGTAGATATGCAGCGGGATTATTCTTGTAATACTTGAAATTCAATCCTTTATCACCATTATTCGAATCCATCACAATGCCTTCCGAAAAAAAATAATTCTTATTTTTATCTCCGAAAGCAGAGTTAACGGTCTTTGGAGCATTGTCAATTAATCCAGTAAGCTCGGTCATCATAGGATCACCAACTTTCTCGACAATCGATTTCAAATCATCTCCAGCTTCAGAAAAATGGACAAACGGATGATTCCAACCATTATAAATTTCCCAATACTCTGATCCTTTGGTCCGGTGATATACATGATCTTCACTGAACTTACGCCCTGCTGCATCCGATGCAACACGGCAAATCCATGAAATCCACGTACTCTTACCAACTCCAGGGTCAGAAGTAATGCAAATAGCCCAAGGGGCCATACGCTGGGAACCTTTCAACTTATTCTCAATGTCAAGGACTGTAGGACCCAAATCTGCTTCAACAGCAGCACATGACTTCCACATACTTGTCATAGGATTCATCTTGGCCATCACACTACGTAAAATAGGCAACGCCTTACGAGCACGGCTCATAAACTCAACCTGGTGAATTCCACCATCAATCGGCGTTCCAACGTAAATGCTTGACTTCAGCGCGTTCAGACGACGACCCTCGCGGATTGCGTTTTCAGTGGGGTCTCCACCAAATAACAACTCACTAATGCCAATCGTCTTGTCCTTAATCAAGTTGAAATATTTCGTCATCTGGGCTATGCCAAGCAAAGCCTGACTCACCAAATCGACAGTATCAACTCCTGACGGCTTACCAAGGTGCTTGAAAATTTGCAATGCAATTCCGCGATCAAACATTCTCAATGCCGCAGTCGTAACGAGCAAATTTCTCACACTCGTGACAAAAGCGCCATCCTTGACTGAACGCAAATTGTTAGCAAAATCTTCCAAAGTGTCTACGAAACCTTCAGTCTCCACAGTATGCTCAACTCGTTTAAAAGAATGTAGTACCCGCTGCGCCAGTGTAACTAGCGTGGCGGCTACCAATTTATCTCTGAAACACAATTCAGAAGATAATCCATTAACGAACAACGTAGCCAAAGCGACTTGCGAAGCAAAATCGTTTGCCTTACGCGCCAAGATCAATGTAGCCAAAACTGTGCACAAATCATTAATGAACCAACTGTACTTACCCAGCTGGCTCTTAGCATAATCCATGGAACCACTTTCCATGAACTTCTTCATCTTTGACACAATTCCGTCCATCACTCCTGATGACGCTTCTTCATGTTCCTCCATGGCTTCTTCCCAAGCCTTACGAGCAGCAGACACAGTCTCATGAGATGATTCTGTCTCAACACTCGCTCGTCGGGCATGTTTACGAGCCTTTTTTGCAGCCTTGTTGCGCATATTCGCAGCAACGACAAGCTTATGATCAATCATCTTGGCTACGCGAATAACATCCTCCTCAAAGGTGATATCCGTGATATCCTCGACAATAGAACTGAAAACCCGAGCTTGTTGGCGACGGTCAGAAATTTTTCTTTCCATACGCTCTCGCTCGCGCCTAACAGTATTCTTTCGCTTCTCGTTAGACAGCCACATGGCACGCTGGATGCCAGCAACTTGAGCTGCTGACAAATCTCCTTCAGCAACCCCCCTATTACGTCTAGGGTTCTGAATCCTAACCTCGGACCCGTCTACAACACGGTCCGAATACACATTAGCAGTCTTAGTCTCGTTCGAGAACTTGGCTTCACAATCATATTCATCATGATTTGAAACTCCAACAATAGCGGTATTAGATTTGAAAGAAAGGGTAGAGCACGACATAATAATGTTTAGATTACGGTCTCCCGTCCCTGCACAACCCAGAAAAAAGATTTGCGCGCATGTTTAACCAGTTCACGATACAAAAGGTCCGACACATATTTAATGTGACATGTTTCGTCTCGCTTATGGTACACTATTACACGATAAGTCCGTAGAGTCGTGTAACGCGGATTGGTACTCCAACTAATGAAAGTTGAAGTCCTCACTTCAATTTTCCCAATATATGCAGCCTGTTGACTCTCACTAGGATCAAATATCTATTGATAACAACCACAACTACCTTACAAAAGGGTGGAATTACAAGAAATCAATAAGATAAATGATAAACCTAGCGCTTATCAACAACCGGGCCTACTATGTAGGCAAGTCGGTTTTGAATTGCTCCATGAAACTTCATAACACCTTAACCCATTAAGGGTGGTCTTATGCTTTGCTTATACACTCCGGTGAGTAGCTTCGTTTCTCACTGTGTCGATACTTCAACTCACTATAACTCTCAAGATAACAGCAATCTAGGATAAACCATTATTGAATGCTGAAATCGGGGAGAAAAATAGCAACATTGTTTCTCAATTTCTATGTCAGTTTTGTCTGATACTGAAGAAAACATACCTATTTATTAAATAGGAGCCCTAAGGCAACTCATTTTTGTCTGAAATGGTGAAAACATAACTTTGCCCAAAGGCAAATCATTTTTGAATGAAATGATAAAAACATTATTCTGCTAAAAAGCAGATCATTTTTGTCTGAAATGATATAAACATAACTTTGCCCCCGATCGACGGGGGCAGTGCATCTGGACGTGACAAAGCCCAATGCACAACAAGGTTTTAGATGGTAGCCTAACTGTAAAAACAGTACGATCCATCCCTGCAAAAAGCAGGTCCTATTCTTTTTAAAGTCCAAAATATTAATTTTCAAAAGAATAAGTATAAAATACCTTTTAAAAGGCTTCCGGTCTTTGATAGAACAAATAACATCAATTATAAATGAATCATCAACATCGCAATGAAAATGAAACATCGAATTAATGCGAAATGAACAATAAAGACGGACGAACAAACTTTAGTCGATAAAATCAACCAAATTGTGGGGGGAGGTAAAAAACCC